TAGAACTAATCTTACTGAAGAGGTGGTAGATTATTTAGAGGAAGGTTTGATACACGATATTAGAGTAGTAAAATTGGTTAAAGTTAGACCTTATGCATAGGTATAAGAAACAGAAAGATTTACAATGAAAAATTTACTCGCAGTCCTCATAGTATTGAATATATCATTCACAATAACTCTAGGCGTCATGTTCCATCAAGACAGAGAAGAAACAAAAGTTTTGATGTTGAAAATGGCCGCAAGCAATAAACCCGACCATCTTCTTCATAGCGAAATTGAAGTATTAAAAAGGGGAAACGAACAAGCTTTCAATATGATAATAAGTAATCAGCAGTTTCTAAATGTAGCATTATTAAAAATTCATCATTTTGTAGAACCACATGGTGATAAATTTTACAATAACTGCCCAGACTGCCAAAAAGAAAAGGGAGAAATAGAACAGGGAGCTATAACCCTTGTTCAACAAAGTAAATGAGAGACTATAACGACCCAGTCTATACGGAATGGCGCAATCGGATTTACAAAAGAGATGGGCGTAAATGTCAAATGCCCGGATGCGGATACAAGAGGGCTTTAAACGCACATCATATTATTAGATGGGCCGATGCTCCACATCTAAGGTTTGACGAAGACAACGGCATTACTTTATGCTGGAAGTGCCATAAGGAAATTACTGGACATGAAGGGCAATACGCCCCTCTGTTTATGGACATAGTAAGGAAAAATAATGGACAGAATACCAGCACTGATAGTAAGTAAAAATAGAGCGCCACAGCTTAGACTATTACTTGAAAGTCTACAATTCAACGCCACTGGAATATTCGACCCTTATGTAATATTCACAACAACTACCCCTGAGTTTGAAAAGGGGTATCAATTACTCATCTCTGAGAAACTGGGCGCTACCTTTATCCGAGAGTCATACCTTCTCGACAACTTCTACAACTTTTTAAATAATTTCAAAGACGGCAGTTTCGCCTTGTTTATGGATGATTGTATTTTCTATAGGCCACTAAGAGTTACTCCCGAAGAGATTACAAACAAGTTGGATGACGAAACGTGGTCTGTAAATTTAAGAGTTGGGTATAACACCACAGAAGGAAATGCAAAGCTAAATCCAGTTGCCGAGGATGAGACTTTCTTAAAGTATAACTTTAAAGATCATTCTGCTTTTAGTAGTTACGGTTTTTGTTTTAGTTGGGATGGGATTGTTTATAAGACCCAAAGCGTGTTGGATTTTTTCAATGGTGATCAGTTCATGGAGACAAGTAACCAATGGGCTATACTACCACAAAAAATAGAGAACTTTTCAAGCAATCACAGAGACCAAGTACGACAAGATGCAGTCTATTGTCCACGAGAATCTCATGTGGTTTGTATGAACTATAACTCTACACATCCAATGGCTGATTTTAATGCAGCGCCAATTGAAGAACTAAATTACCGATATTTATCTGGGCAAGTTATTGATTTTAATAGTATTAATTTTGATGAGATAAAGACAACGCATGAAGCAAGGCAGTTTGGTTTAAGGCAAATTAGATGAGTCAAAAATACGTAATACTAAAAGACACTAGAGAAAAGAACGGTTGGAATTTCAAATCTTCAGACAGGTGCTTGGCCGTTGCTAACTGGGGGTTAAAAACCGGAGACTACACGGCCAAGGGGTTAGAAAAAGATCTCGTAATAGAACGAAAAGCTTCTACTGGTGAACTAGCTATGAATCTTGGTAAAAAGCGAAAAGCTTTCGAGGCTGAGATGGAAAGAATGTCTAAGTTTCGCTGGAAGTATGTCATTATGGAATTCAGCATAGATGACCTTATGAACTTTCCAAAAAATTCGGGCATTCCTAAAAAACAAATACAGTACGTAAGAATGAACGGCAAGTTTATGTGGAAAAAGCTACGCGAATATGAGGAGCAGTATGGTGTTGAGCTTATATTTGCTCAAGACAAAGACAACGCAGAACAAAGAGCTATGATTATATTCGACGAAGTTACGGAGATATTACTGCGTGAACATGCAGAGTGAAAATATAAAAGCAATCAACGATGCTTGGCTGAACATAGATCCTGACGCCAGTATTATTAATCCCTTCAGCGTTCAAACTGAAGAAGAGTTTACAACAAAGCTAACATGGTTAATGACTAACCCTGAGTACTTTTCTTTTATCTGCAAAGAAGTGCTAAACATAGATGTCTTGCCAACCCAAGCTTTAATGCTTAGGGAAATGTGGAATAGAAAATTTCCAATGCTTATAGCAAGCCGTGGTTTTGGTAAATCGTTTATTCTTTCTGTATACGCTATACTTCGCGCTCTTTTAATGCCGGGGAGAAAGATTGTTATTGTTGGTGCTGCTTTTAGACAGTCTAAAGTTCTCTTTGAGTATATGGATACTATCTGGCGCAATTCTCCTTTACTGAGAGATATTGTTGGAGGCGATGGCGGCCCAAGAAGAGATGTTGATATGTGTAGACTTAAAATAGGTGAAAGCACTGTTACCTGTTTGCCTCTTGGTGATGGTAGTAAAATTCGTGGTCAACGTGCTAACGATATTATTGCTGATGAATTTGCATCTATTCCTAGAGAGATATTTGAAAACGTTGTTGCTGGTTTTGCTGCTGTTAGCGCATCACCTATTGAGAACGTAAGAAGAGTAGCTGCTGAAAAGAAAGCTATTGAACTTGGGGAAATGTCAGAAGACGAACAGGAAGCTCACGAAGAAGGCGCAAACCAAATTATCCTTTCTGGTACTGCTTATTATGATTTTAATCACTTCGCTGAATATTGGAAGAAGTGGAAAAGCTTTATCAACAGTAAAGGCGACCCAAAGAGGCTTGAGGATATATTTGGCGAAGATGGGGTTCCTAACGGTTTTGATTGGCGTCAGTATTCCATTATTCGTGTTCCGTTTGAGCTTTTGCCTGATGGCTTTATGGATGCAGCTCAGGTGGCTCGCTCAAAAGCCACAGTCCACTCAGGAATTTACCAAATGGAGTTTGGGGCATGTTTCTCTACGGATAGCAATGGATTCTTTAAACGCTCTCTCATTGAATCTTGCGTGGTTTCTCCGCAAAACCCAATTAGTCTTCCAAGCGGAGAGGTGAATTTTCAAGCGGCTCTTAGGGGTAATCCTAATTGTAGATACGTTTATGGTATTGACCCCGCTTCTGAAGTAGACAATTTTTCTATTGTTGTTATGGAGGTACATGAAGATCACAGTCGAGTTGTTCATTGCTGGACGACAAATAGAGGTAGACATAAAGAACAGTTAAAAGCCGGAGTTGCTGATGAGACTGACTTTTACTCTTACTGCGCTAGAAAGATTAGAGATCTAATGAAGGTCTTTCCTTGTCAAGAAATAGCTCTAGATGCTCAGGGTGGAGGTATTGCAATTATTGAAGCCCTTCACGACAAAGATAAAATCAGAGAAGGTGAACTTCCCATATGGCCTACTATTGATGACAAGAAAGAAAAAGACACCGATGGTGAACCCGGACTGCATATTGTAGAGATGATCCAGTTTGCTAAGGCCGATTGGGTAGCAGAAGCCAATCATAGCTTAAGAAAAGACTTTGAAGACAAAACTGTTTTGTTTCCATATTTCGATTCTGCAACCTTGGGATTAGCTGTATCCGACGACAAATTAACGAACAGGCTTTATGACACACTAGAAGATTCTGTTATGGAAATAGAAGAGCTTAAAGACGAACTTTCTATGATTATCATGACACAGACCACTACTGGTAGAGATAAGTGGGATACACCA